TGGCCCAAGAGGGGCATTCACGGACTTCGTATCGACGATGGCCCTTGGCAGTTTGCAACCAAGGAAGAGTTTGAGTCTGTATATGATATTAAGATATACGCGTTTTAATGTCTGACCTCCAAGGCTCCATTACGTTAGCTTTGTGTTTGATAGGTGTATGTGCCTTAGTGATAGTGATAGCAGGAAAAGGAAGCTGAAATGAAACGTAGAACATTCTTCAAAGCGTGTGCAGGGGCCTTGGCTGGCGTAGCTGGCTGGCTGGCCTTAAAGCAGGAGCAGGCTGGCGGTATCGTTACCGAAGATGATTACAAGTCGTTGTCATCTGGTTATGCCATCGGAGACGCCGACAATAGCATGTTTCAAATATATGCAAGCCCTGAGATACAGGAGATTATGAGGCTTCGTGCCGCTGGCTACGAGTCCATGATAGCTATGGGGCCGAAAGACAACATGATATTCACTCATCCTGACCATGCACCATTGATATCTGTGTATGAAGACGGACACTGGACTATGCCTGAAGAGATAACTTTCACATGAACGAGAACATCTGGAACATATATCCGACTGAGCCGCAGGGAAGGTTCCTTACTTCCACTGCCAGGTTCCCCGGCTTCATTGGGGGCTGGGCGAGCGGTAAGACGATGATCGGTATAACGAAGGCCATGAAGATGACCTACGACTATCCAGATAACCTCGGCATCATCTTCAGGAAGAAGTACACAGACCTTGCTGACTCGACTATGGCGGACTTCACTACCTATACTGGTATTAAGGTCAAGAGCGATAAGTCGGTTACATTCCCTAACGGGTCGAAGATACTGTTCCATCATCTTGACGAGCTTTCTGGAGTAGCCCAGAATATCAACCTCGGCTGGTTCATGATCGAGCAGGCGGAGGAACTTGAGTCTGAGGATGTCTTTAATAAACTCAGGGGCAGGCTCAGAAGGACTAACGGTGTGCGTAAGGATGCCGATGGCAATACGGTACTGCACGCATCAGGTGAACCTATACGCGGCCTATTTGACATTTATGGCAATGAAGGCATGAGGCAGGCGTTTATTATCGCTAATGCCAAAGGACATAACTGGGTATGGCGGAACTGGGTCATGGAGGGCCTTGGTAACTCAGAGTGTATTGAGGGCACGTATTTAGACCATCCGCCCGGAAGGTTGCCACAGGATTTCATGGACGACCTCGAAGAGATGAAGGAAGAGAGCCCTGCGTACTACCGCAGGTACGTTCTCAACTCTCACGAAGAGACGGATACAGAGGACGTGTGCATTCCTTATGATAAGCTGCTTGAGGCCGTTGGAAAGGACTTGAGAGACTACTACAGCGACCTCATAGTAATAAGTTGTGACCCTGCCGAGAAGGGCAAGGACAAGTCGGTGATTGGGGTCTTCAAGGGCTTGAAGCTCATAGAGAAGAAGATCACACAAGAGAAAGAGTTGATGACCACTGTTGGCAATATAATGACTCTTCATCGCAAGTATAGCGCCGACTGTATCATCATTGATGATATTGGAGTTGGTACTGGTGTCCGGTCGAGTCTGAGAGAACAGCTTGACCCTGAAGAAACTGGTATTGTTATTGGTTTTAACTCTTGTCGCATTGCCAACGATAAAAGGCACTTCGCCAGAATAAGAGATGAAGTCTGGATGCACGCAGCTAAATTGTTCAAGGAAGGCTTGGTTAGTTTGCCTGCCCATGATAGTGACAACCTGATAGAGGAACTGTCAGTTCACACATACGATCCGAACTCTAAGGGCCAGACGTGTGTGTGCAGGAAGAAGGACGTTAAGAAGGCTATAGGCCATAGCCCTGACGAAGCTGACATGCTGGTAATGGGACTGTGGGCGGCGAAGAAGGGCAGGAAGCGTGAGTTTGCTTTTGCGGGTGGCTACGACGAACAGGAAGAAGATATATTGAGACGAGGTCTATAGATGAGTTTTCTTGGCGGTTCAAAAGGCAGTAGTTCGGCCCCAGCAATCAGTGCCCCTGCGGCAGTTGCGAATATAGACTCTCAGAACGTAGGCAATAAGGCTGAGGCGGAGCGTAGGAAGCTATTAGCGAAGATGGGCAGGCAGGGCACGATACTTACCAGCCCGCTTGGTGGAGCCCAGCAGGTATTGGGGAATATAGCATGAGCCAGTTAGGCCAAGCCATACTACAGCAAGCCAAGTACCATGAAGATGTCCGTCGTCCTTATGAGAACGGTCAGTGGGAAGATATAGCAAGGTATGTATTCCCTCGCAGAGAGAACCTCGGTTCATCCGACCACACATACGAGAAGGGCCGAATGAGGGGCAAGAGCGCCTACTCCGGCACTGCCCAGCAGAGCCTTAACATCTGGGCCGACGGCACGCAAGGACTCATAGCCTCAGAGTCTAAGATATGGTTCAGATCAGAGATGAGCGTTGCTGGCCTTAACAGGTTCCCTGAAGTCATAGAGTGGCTGCAGGAATACGATGAGGTAATGTTCTCAGCGTATAAGGGCAGTAACTACTACGCCGCCATTCCGATGTACCTGAGAGATGGTGGGTCGATAGGTACCGCCACAATGTTCACTGAGGAAGATATTGCACGTGGCTCAGTTGTCCATACGTGCGTACACCCCAGAGAGGTATTCATTGCCGAGAATCGCTTTGGTATGGTAGATACGGTCTTCCGCAAGTTTGAGAAGACAGCACGACAGCTAGTACAGGAGTTTGGCAAGGAGGCATTACCAAATAATGTCTTAGTGAACGCAGAGAAGTTCCCGCAATTCAAGTACATTATATGGCACGCCGTATGGCCTAACAAAGACCTATGGACCCCGAAGAAGGGTAACAAGGAGTTCCGTAGTGTCTATGTCATAGGACGAGACGCCGCAAGCAATAACTCAGGCTACTCTGCACCAGCGGAAACTGCATCGTATGGCGACAATAAAGACGTAATCAGGGAGGGCGGATTTGATAGGAACCCTTACGCTGTATGGCGATTCAGAAAGAACTCTGACGAGGTATACGGCTACTCTCCGGCATCAGATACAATAGTGCCAATCATTAAAGCCAATCAACTTGGCAAGACGTTGCTGAATAGGGCGCAGATGGAGGCCCAGCCAGCAGCCAACATTCCTGAGCGGATGAGGGGCAATGTAAGACTCGGCCCTAACGGGATGAACTACTTCGAGAACCCGCAGGATGTTGCGTCATATATAACAAATCCAGGCGCGTACACGGTAGGCAAGGACCGCGAAGATAAGATTGATGATATTATCATGCAAGCTTATAACGTGGAGCTGTTTACCTTCCTACTCAAGAGCGAGAGGGAGAAGACGGCCTACGAGATAGAGCGCACCGAGTCTCAAATGTCCACATTGGTAGGCCCACAGCAGGAGCAGTTGTCTAAGGAAGGAATCATACCTGTCTTTGAGAACGTGCATGACATCGAGGATAGGGCTGGCCGCCTGCCCCCACCGCCACCCATCGTTCAGCAGTATGTAGAGAAGTACCCAAATACTCAAATCAATATCAGGATGCAGGGGCCTTTGGCGCAGGCACAAGATAGGCTATTGAAGCTCGGCCCGATTAACGCAGGCCTAAATGCTCTTGGTGCGGCTGTACCTCTGTTCCCCAACATCCTTGATAGAATTGACGATACCGAAATGGCCGAAGAGATGCTGGACGCTACAGGCTTCCCACGCAGACTCATTAGGTCAGACGAAGAGGTTCAGGCCATTCGAGAGGCAAGGGCCGAAGCCGCCGAGAAACAACAGCAGATGGAAATGCTGGCAGGGGCAGCAGAAGCGTATCCCAAGGTGTCCGGGGCACCAGAAGAGGGCAGCCCGGCAGCAGCTATGGCAGGAGCATTGTAATGGATAAACCATTAGACTACTACGAGACAAGGAAGTTGATTGACAAGATGAAGCGTGAGCGCGACTACGCTGAGTATTTAAGGGGCCAGATAAAGACTAAGGGCACTGATAAAGGCCCTGACGGTGGCCAGTTCAAAGGCGCAGGCGAGCGTGCAACAGTTCTCAACAACCTGATGAGGCATAGAGGCGAATGATTGACGATCACGTTGGCTACTATCGAAGATGCTTCTCTTCGCCTGATGGCATGAAGGTGCTGGCGCATCTATTAGCCGACATGGGCCTCTTCGATGAAGATGGAGATGTAAGGTTGAAGAACTACGCAGCAAAGATAATGAATACGTGCGGGTTCACTAATGGTCCGTTCCGTATGGAACAATTTGTGGACGCTTGTTTCACAATACAACAGATTGAGCAACCAAACGAAAGGAAGCATGAAGATGAAATTTAAGTCCTTCATTGGCAACATAGCCAAGATTGAAGACCAGTTGAATAGCTGGTGGAGTCCCGGCGTTATGATAGTCGATTATATCGCACTGCCAACCAACAACAGCACTCCGGGCCTTCTCGTAGCCTACGACGAATTTGAGACAGCGAAAGAAGAAGAGCCAGAAACTGTCGAAGAAGAAAAGGTTGTGGAAGAGCCAGTAGCAATCACCACGAACGAGGCCGCAGTTGCTATGGCTAAGGCGGTTGAAGAGCCGCTGGCAATACCCAATAAGAAGCCCGGCAGACCACGAAAGGAAGCTAACTAAATGGATGACCTGACACCTATGGGCGAAGGAACAGTGGCGGAAGCCAGTGTAGCCTCAGCCGAAGCAGCAGCAGAACATTGGGCCGCTGGCTCAGAGTTCTACGATGGCGTCAAGCAATACGCAACTCCACTCGACGTTGCCAAGGCTTACACCGAGATACAGAAGATGGCAAGCCAGCAGGTCAAGATACCAGAAGAAGGTGACGCCGAAGGCTGGGCAAAGATGCACGCTCGGCTTGGAAGACCTGAGACGCCAGAGCAATATGAGCTGCCGGTAACTGAAGGCGTTACCCAAGACGACGCGTACAAGGCGGCCATCCAGAAGGCGGCGTTCGAGAATGGCCTAAGCCAGAAGCAGCTCGCTGCACTTGCAAGCGTTAGCGATCAGTTCATTGGAATGTCTCAGGCGGAACAGCAGGCTGAGGCTGAGAAGCTAAACGCTGCCCGCTGGGACAAACTCAAGTGGGACGATGCCAAGAAGACTGAGGCCACGGAACATCTCAAGCGCGGAATACTCAAGTTCTCTGAACTGCATCCGGACTTGGAACTCAGTGCGTTGATGTTAGATGTTGACGAGACTGGCAAGGCAAATCTAAAGAACCAAAATGATCCTCTTATGATTTCGTTTGCTAATTTCCTTATGGATTACCAGAAGGATGACAGCGGGCTCATAAGGGGCGATATGTCTGGCGGCGGAGGCGATGACTGGAAACCGGAACATGGACCAGATACTTACCGCTTCGGCGAACATCCAGACACATTAAAGGCACGCGCTTATTACGAGAAGCTCGGCCACAAATACTAAGAGTCTCCTTTAAGGATACAGACTATTAGACAAAGTCGGGGCACCCCTGCGAAGGGCCTGACAACGAACCGTCTATGAGACGCTAAACCGTAGCATGAGCCACTTTGTGGACACCTCCTGCGAATGTAGAAACAGAACATATACATTCTAACCTTTTTGGAGTGCCACAAAATGGCAACTAAAACCTTTGACAGAGAGAACATGCTGACCGCTGCGCGTATGACGGTCAACGGCGACATTATCGGCGTCGCGGAAGTTCTCAACCAAACACAAGAAATGCTTGCAGATGCCCATATCGAGCAGGCCAATGGAATAGTATCACATACAGTGTGTCGGCGCACAGCCCTTCCTGAGCCCACATGGACAGTTGCTGGTAATGGCTGGAACTCAACCACAGCACTCGTCCAGCAAGCGACTGAGGGCATTGGTATTCTGCATGACAGATACCAGATAGCAGAAGACATCCTCCGCATCCAGCCTAATCCAGGCCGGTACAAGAGCCAGCAGGAACGTCCTCACGTAGAAGCACTCAGCCAGACGGTTGCTCTTCAGCTTGTCTACGGCGGAATCACCCGTAGCACAGGCGCCCTCGCTCCCGCCCCAGAGAAGTTCAATGGTCTCGCGTCGCGATATCAAAGCCTCGCAAGTTCGGCGAACATCCTCTCAGGTGCGGCTGATCCTCAGTACGTCATAGACAACGGCGATTCCAGTGCCACAGACGACACATCGGCATGGTTCGTACAGTGGGGCCCTAGCCTGGTCTATCTGATTTATCCCAGAAACTCCAGTCAGGTCGGTCTCTACAAGAAGGACGAAGGCCGCCATCTGGTATCTGGCGATAACGCCATTGCATCCACTTCAGCAAAAGCCAACAACCCGACGAATCAGCTCTGGGCGCTTATCACAGAGTTCGGTTGGGATGTCGGTCTATGCGTAGAAGATGGCCGCGCAGTCAAGAGGCTGGCGAACATCGACTCAGTGAAGGGTACTGCCAATACCATCAACGAAGACAACGTCATCCAGATTCGGAACAACTTCGACACGATGGGCACTATCTTCATGTACGTGAACGAGCAGGTCTTCACGCAGCTTCGTATTCGTGCCAAGGACAAAATGAACGTATGGTACGACCCGTCCAGCCCGTTTGGCCAAAACCAACTCATGTTCGACGACATGCCAATTCGTCGGTGCAAGGCCATCAAGAATGACGAAGCCTCGCTCACATAACCAATAACCGAACTCCCTTTTTGGAGATAGTAAAATGGCAATTTATGATGCTATGTTTGTATTCAGCGACGACCAGCTTATTACTGGCGACGCTGTATCAACGAATGTTCTCGATTGGGGCGAGGGCATGGAAGACCTGGACATGCACGCAGGTCGCCCCCTCTACCTCAATGTGCAAGTGGCTGACGCCGACTTCGCTGGCGGCACTTCTCTGGCCATCCAGATTTGTACTCACAGTGCGGTTGGTGTCGGAAGTGGTACTATCCTGATGCTGTCACAGACATTTGCTCAGGCGGCACTCACGGCTGGAACTCCACTTATTTCTCAGACACTGCCTCTTGGCTGTGATGATGAGAGATACTTCGGATTGTATTATGACGACACTGGCGAGTTCACTGCCGGTGGAATCGACGCATGGATTGGCTATGAGGCTATTGGGCAGATTCAGCCCACGACTCAGGTTGGTGCATCTAACATCACTCTTTAAGGAACGACTTATGAAAAGGTTACTTATAGCACTGATTGTGCTGTGTATGGCCGTTCCGTCATTTGCAGCATTGACTTACTCTGTTGACGAGAAACGCCTGTGGCTTAACGGCTACGAGTGGTCCGGCAACGTGCAGAAGGATTATCTGTGGAATTGGGCACAGGAAATGGAGGACATTGTCATTGGTGGTACTGCGCAGGACTTTGTATATTTTAGTCCTACAACAGCGCAAGCCTCCACAGAAGGCTACGTCTACTATGATTCCGCGGGCAAGGTTCTAAAGTATTATAACGGAACATCGTATATTACTTTGGGCACGGCTGCTTCTGGCAATTCACTGGACACGGCGTATGACCTCGGTAGCGCAATTACTGTTGACGGTGACGCTGTTACGCTCACGGTTACAGACGCTTCCGATAATGCAGCATTGGCTATAGCACAGGATGATGCTACTAACGACCCCTGCGGCATAGAGGTTGTTATGGGCGCTGGCGCTACTGGTGCAGCGCTATTTCTCAATAGCCAAACATCTGGAATAGATGTTCTTGCTGATAATTGGAATGTTAATCAGGCAGGAAAACTTACTATTCTTGAGATTGCCGCTACTGGCGACGCGCTTTTCAATGGCGCTGCCACTGATGTTGCATTTGATGCAAGTCGAAATGGTCTTATCATTGAAGATAATTCTGTTCTTGGCTTTGGCGCTACTCACGATGGCGCTGCCGATATGACATTCTCAGGCGATGGAACTAATGTGCTTGTGGAAGTTGTTACTCAGGATGCGGCAGACCTCATCTTTGGCGCTACTAACGCCCTTGACATCATAGTCTACAACGACGCAGCCGACTCTACTATCACTATTGACAATAGTGGTGAGCAGATTAAGCTCAACGGTTGGGACTTAGAGGCACAGGACGGCGACTTCATCACATTCGGTGATAGCCTCGACTTTACAATGACTGCCACGAATAAGGTATTTACGTGGCAGGATTTGCAGACAGACGAGTCTTCAGCGGTGAATCTTGGCGCAGATCAAGACGGCATAGACCTAAAGTTGTTCGGAGCCACTACAGGCTCTTATGCGCTTTGGGATGCCAGCGGTGATG